TTCTTGTCCAGAATTAAAGGAGGATATAAAAAAGTATGGTAAAGAGTTCTTCAGTAGAGAAATATTAAGTTTACACTCAACAAAAGGAACTTGTAACTTTGAAGAAACAAAACAATTGTTTCTCAATAATGTATTATCTGAGTCACTTGACGACGGTTCTCCGGCATACTATAATAGCAACATTCTAGGTCGCTATATGCGTAAAGACTATGGTAACTTTAAAAGAGAATCTAATTCAAGTACATAATTACGTTATAGATAGAATTCACACTCTCTGTGAAGATGATATCGATGATGCTTATTCACTTCACTGTGAGTTTAGAGAATGGATGAATCCTGATGTTAAAGATATTGATGTGATGTCACTAGAATACATAGGAGATGAAGATGGAGGAAACATCTAAGGTTTTCAAACGTAAGATTCTTGATAGAATCAGATATCTTACAAATCATGGCAAGCATCTTGAAGCATCTGCTCTTTACAACAAATTTTTTAAAATATGATTAAAACTATCTTTGCTATGCTCGCCGCAGTTTCTCTGACGACTCCTGCGCTTGCTGATCCAATCAAAGAGGAGCACTATTTCAGTGCTCATGCTCAAGGATGCATGTTACTCAGGGAATGCACCGATCATGTTCAAGAACTTAAAACAGTTTCTGATCTCAATAAACATGATGAATTGTCTGATATTGATTATAGTATTGTTGCTGATGAGTTTGACTCTCTCGTCCGATCACTTAATAAGGTCGGAGCTAAGGTTTTTCTAGCAGATATGCGATACTTCCCAATTGGTCATCGTGGTGTCTATCATACTGTAAGTAATAACTTCTTTCTGAATGTTGCTCATATGCATCGTCCTGGCACTATGATGTCAGTAATGCGTCATGAAGGATGGCACGCTGCTCAGGATTGTATGGCGGGTAGTATTAAAAATAACTTTATTGCTATCATCAAACCCCAGGAAGAAGTTCCTAAGATGTATCAGGCAATCGCAAAGAGTGCTTATCAATCTCAACCACAAGCAATTCCCTGGGAAAAGGAAGCATATTGGGCAGGTCACACTGAAGGTATGACTCAGGCAGCATTAGAATCTTGTGCCGCTGGAACGATGTGGACTGATTATGAACCCACGCCAATGACCCGTGAATGGTTAGTTGAAAATGGATTCATTGCTAAATAATATCATTCGCTGCAGGTAGCGAACAAAACCACCCAAGACAAATCCTTTGAAATAATCTCTATAAGTCTTATAATGTAAGGGTTTGTTGTTGGAAAACTATTCTTACATATGACACATATAACAAGAGATGTGTTAATCAAGAAAATCGTTGCCGATGAAATGGTCGGTCTCGGTGGAACTGATTACATTCAGAACTTAAAAAGTGCATATCATAAATGGGAACACGAATCAAGTGATTCCCTTTGTAAAAAATACAATCAAATACAAAACGCGAATATCTCTGTAGAGATTCTTGACCCCTAAATAAAGCTGCCTTGCTCTTTCAACATGGAGTCTGCTCCAAAGAAGAAAGAGGAAACCAAACAGAATAAGTTTGATTGGGCAGACGAAGGTCTGTCGGCATTGGTGCGCGTTGTTATTCTATCGTGGTCTGCAGCAATTCTCACACTAAATTATGTGACTATTCCTGGTGTTCCTCAAAAGAATATCGACCCCACATTTATAGCCAGCGTGTTCACTGGGACTTTAGCTACTTTCGGGGTTGTTCCTACCAAAAAGGATAGGAAAGAAGAAAAGAAAGAAGAGTGTAAAAAAGAAAAAGTTGTTTAATGGAGTAGGTTATGTCCGAAACAAAATTGAACCCGATAAAAAATAACAATCCTTTTAAATGGGTTGCTCTTAGTGTTGGTAGTCTTTTTGCTGTAGCACATATTGGTGTTCTTGGTCATTTGATTCACGATGAACCTGATAGACCTCAAGTTCCCCAAATTCCTACGATCAATATTCCTAAAGGAGATTATGCTTCATATACTATTGAAGCAGGTCCAGAGGGATATAGAATTAATTATAAAGCAAATGATCCCACAATCCTTGATTCCCATAGAACATTAGATCTTGATAAGGAAAAGAAAGGAATGTTTGGTGGTTCCCATGAGAAGCGTAGTGAAACTCGCTATGATCAATATACCATGGAAGGTGTAAGAAATATTGGGGGTGCCACAACGCTGGATTCTGAGGGAAAGACTGTGGAAAGCATAGAGTGTATCGTGGCGGACGCTGGAGCAAGATCACAAGGTGCGATGGCAGGTAGTGCTATTACTACTGGTCTTGTCGCTCCTGCTCTCATCAACATCCCTTACATTGGATGGTTAGCAGCAGGATGGGCTGCTCTTTTGGGTAATAAAGCAGGAGAGACTATTGGTTCGGAAGTAGGATCTGTATTTAATGATTGCTAATGAATTTATTTCTTCGTCCCTTAGAAAATACTAATGATCCTGTATGGAGTGTTATTATTTCAATAATTATACTCCTTATTGGAGTAAGTTATTACATATATACCATTATGAGTATGGCATTCCAGGAGTTAGAAGATGCCCAATCAAATAGAACTGAAGGACGCCCAACAGGATCAGGAGATAGCACTTCTGAAACACCGCATTGAAGATGCGGAAGAAACGACTGAAGAACTCCGTCAGCGTATTCGTAAACTTGAAAAAACTGTTTGGGGCGCTAGCGCAGTAATTGCTGCACTTATAACTATTATTGGCATAGCAGCATCATTAGAAGCTAAGGAGACGAATTATGGGCGCAATGGTACCACCCAGCAGGAAGTCGTGTTACAACTTCCGAGTAGTTGAAATCAATAGAGTCGTTGATGGTGATACCATTGATGTAACTATTGATCTTGGATTTGATTTATTCAAAAAAGAAAGGGTTAGAGTTGCTGGTGTAGATACTCCAGAAAAAAGAACCAGGGACCTTGAAGAAAAGGAGTTGGGAATTGAGGCAACGAATTGGCTCAAAGAGAAATTGGATGGTGCCATTAATGGGAATGATGACCTTATTATTCGCACTGAGCTTGTTGGTGGTATGGGCAAGTATGGTCGCTTATTAGGGTGGTTATATATTGGTGACGCTGAATCTTCATTGAACGAACAAATGATTGATGAAGGTTATGCTTGGTCTTATGATGGTGGAACTAAACAAAAGAACTTTGAAGAACTTAGAGAAATTCGCCGTGCTCATGGCACGTTAGTATAATGCAGAAAATAATCAATGTACTTGCGCTTGCGTCTTTTGCTGTATCTGCTGCCGTTGTTGGTGGTGGTACTTGGTTATATCTTAGCAAGGATGTCTTAATAGAAAGGGCAAGAGAGAAAGCAGCATCTGCGGCAACTGAAGCAATTGCTGAAGCACTTCCTGGACTTATTGATGCTGCTATGCCTGCTCTTCCTGACGCGACAGGTGGTGTAGTACCGATGGGAGAGACTGGACCTAAGTATACGGGAGGAGCATTAAGATTGCCTTGAGATGGATATTCCTGAAATTAATATTCGTGATTTAAGTATTCCTACAGTTCCACGGTGGGCAATTGAACCATCAATGGCTGTTCCAATTTATCCACCTATAACATCACAGGTGGGTCTTCCTATTGTGAATATGCCTGGCTGTGTGAAGTCGCATGAAGATAGTAATAAGAATGCTAATTTACCTAATAACGATCCGGATCAGGTAAAGATATTTTGTGATGGCGAGATGCCAAGTTTTAACGCAATCAATTATGATGCCAGAAGATTGCAGTATGAAACTGAAAAAAGATCTCAGGAAGTTCCTTCAGTAAGATCACCAGAACAACCAGAAGCACCTGAACCACCTACACCAAAAACACCTGCTGCTCCTAGAACACCAAATCAAGGTATTGATTGTCCGACAGAAGCACAAGAACTTAAAGAACCTGTTGGATTTATAAAAGGAGATCAGAAAGTTATTGAGTATAGATTAGTTGGTAAGGAGTGTATTCAAGTTACAGAAGATATTGGGATAACCGAACAAATCGTAGGAAATATTCCATCAGCAGGTGCGGTGACTGCTACTGCTTCTATTGCTGTTGTGGCAACGTCTTCGGCAATACTCGCAAAACCTCTTGCTGATCTTTTGTTAAGAGTGGTGAAACCGGTTGTGAAGAAGGCGCTGACAAAGGCGCAGTCCTTATTGGGAAAGAAACCCCGGAGATTGTCCCGCCAAGAGGTGCTTGCGAATCAGTACCGGGAGAAGCGGGGTTTGCCTGTCTTAAAGGAACCGAAGAAGAAGGGATAGGGTGCCTATGTTGTGGAATAGTATTCACATTTTGTACTACTACATCAGCACAGATGGCATAATAGGGACTTCTTCTATGAAAGCGAATTCCAGCCTTCATTAATTCTCCACAATTCTTGAGACGAGCAATTTCAAAGTCTAATCTTTTGTTAGCAACCGTTTGTTTCATTAATGCAGTTTGAGTGTCTGCTGCTGCTTTACAACGTTCCTGTAATCCACCATCAAGTGGAAAAGACATAGTTGCTGATAGACCAATATTAGTGCTTAAATTATCTTTCTGTCCTGTTCTTACTGGTTTATCCCAGACCACCTTTCCTGGTCGATCTGGAATTCCGTCTGGTTGAATATCTTCAATGACGATTGTCATATCAGCACCATCTTCAAACCATCTATCTGGTATGCCATCTTCATTAACATCATAAAGAGGATCATTAGGATCGGTTCTGACCCTATCGTCATACCACTCTTCCCAGGGATAGTTTTTAACTTGTTGTTGTATTTCTACTTTTTGACCTTTTACATCTCTACCATCATATTGAGGTTCATAGTAAATACCTTCATATGGGTCTTGATAACTTCTACTATGAGTAACAAATGGAGTTATATTAAGAGTTGGACCTTGACAGGAAATTCCACCGCCATATGTGTTAGTTATATACGGACCTTGTAAAACCTGAATAGCTTGGTTCGTAACTGAGCCAGAGCTATTTGCGATGGGGTTTGCTGTTGCTGATACACCACCAACGTTCGCTCTCACTGGTGACGCTATTAGCAGCGCAATTACTGGGTAAAGACACTTGTAGTATCTGTTACGCTTGTAACTTCTGTTACTCTTTGAATAATTGTTTGGTTTGACATTCCTGGACCCGAATACGTTTGAGTGAACTGAAACGCTTCGTTCGGATTCGTTATTACAAAGTTCGCTGTTCCTAGATTTGCTGAGGTGTTGGTTGTTGAAACCTGTCCCTCCATTCCTCCGAGTGGATTCACCATCACCGAGTTTGTCACATTCGATGGATTTAATGCTTCTCCACCATTGTTCACGTTTGTGCCAGTTACTGAGTATTGCCATCCTGTATTATAATCAATAGAATTAATAGTTTCAGTCACCTTCGATGTTGTCTCTGTGTGGCTCGTCATTGAGCCCTGGGTGAAGTTCGGAACCACCGGGACCGCCTGGGCAGGTGCAAGTATGGCACTTGCACCCACCACACTTAG